AAGAATATCTATCGATTATGGACCAACTGAAAGTTGGTACTAATCCATCTAAATCATTATTCTCCGAAGGATTAACTTCCTTAGAGTTCGCAAAACGAACCGGAGTTGATGGTAAAGATGTTTCGGGATTATCTTGGAAACAATTTATTTCCGGAACTTCCGCAATTGACAGAGTAAGTCTATTGATTTACTTTGCCGCGAAAGGTTTAGTAACGTCTGTTCCTAATATATTAAATATATTAGGAGCCAGCAATGATCACTCTATTCCGAAATTATCTGCTCTTAAAGAGCGAGATAAATCTAAGATAGATCAGTCATTAATGGCACTATTAGGACATTTTGTTAATTCTAACAAATTGTCGCTTCTAGATGCAGTATCGTTCACAATCGATCCTCATAACGAGGATATGGATCAGTTGGAAAATCCAACAGTTCCTATTACTGTGACGTTGCATGAGAGCCTTAAATTATTAAATTCAAGACTCACTGTGACTGATCAAGGGTATGAAGATCCTAATCTTTCTCTTTTAGATAAAAGAAGAGAGATAGCCGAAGAACATGTTATTGGTAAACTTTCGAACGCAATTGTGAAGGGTAGTTTATCTCGTGGTTTAAAACTAAATGAAAATTTAGAAAAACTCGTGCTAAACTATGCTCACTCTCTTGTAAATCCTACCGATGAATGTTGGAATTATTATGAAGATTTATCTTCACGTAAATTCACTAACAAAGGTAAGGATATCGGATTCTCTGAGGTAATACAACTTCGGTTAATTGCCGAACAAGTATTATTCCCTAATAATGATTATGAATCATTTAAACGGGAGTTAGAGAACGTTAACTTAAAACTATTCTATTTTGGAAATAGTGGTAGGTACGTTCCTAATACAGAAACAATCATAGAAACTTCCGATTTATCAGATGAAATTGATAAATTCGTTAGTGATCTAATGGTTGAATCGGCCTCAAGAGCTACTACTAAATCATCCTTATCATGGTTATTCAAAGATATCACTAAAGCTGTAAGAGCTAAACGTGAACCTCTTTGGACACTCCCTTCTAAGTTTAGAGCAACCGTTAACATGTAACGATATACATACTAAATTTATGAATTAGTAGTTCCTGGTAATAATTAATTATTACGTGGTGAGAATAATCATTTATTCAATACCCCCTGTGAAATAACAGTAGTTAATTAACTATTATCTCACGATTGGGATAGAAGAAATTCTTGAAATTTCCTCTGGAAAGAACTCCTGATTCATAGATGTAGCTGTTGTGCGATCAAAACTAGTATCGACAACACGTCTAAGCAC